GCGGCAAACAGCACTAGCGATCAAGTACCTTTTGACACGTACTTGAATTCTCCTCTGCGTCAGGCTCTGATTGGGCTTGACGCACTTCCTTATCAGGTGTTTTTATCAGGGATTTATCAGGGAATATGGCATCCCAGTTCGCATTAAACCGCTTAAAATCGGTCGGCCTTTGCTCACTCCCTTTACCCATCTTGTAACCCTCGCCTTAAAACAATATGCAAAGCGTCATCACGCACCTGGTAATCTGATACCAACGCCTGAAAACGAGGCATCCATACCTTTTGTGATCGCCAACGCCCTACTTCAAGGATACTAGCCAGACGCCTTACGCTCATCTCACTGTTACCTGACCCCGCGCATCGACTGCAAGTGGTTACCTTTGCCTGCTCAATGAGCTGCCCTACGCCATTACACGCACAGCACCTGGACGCTGATATCGCATAGTTTAAAGCAGCCAAAGCCAGTCTAATGACCACATCATCGGGCTCCGATTCACTGACCCGGTAATCACAGCATTCAGCCTCCGCGATGGCTAAACGATTAAGCTCAGAACGTGCCTCATCATCGAGACAGAACTTGCTTAGTGCATACAGATAAGTGTGCCGATCAACGTGTACCAAGCAAGCCGCAATATCGCCTGCGGTGATTTTGTTCTTTGACGTACCCCGAATCATATCGGCCTTCATCTCTGGTGCGCCTGGCGTCAACATAGCAAGTAACTCACTCATCTTTTTCCACCTTTTCAGCTTTTAATAGGGACAACAAGAACGAAATTACACGCTTAATGTCCCTATCGGTGAATTCATCATCAGCGATTACCTCCACTGTTGCTGTGCGATACCCGGCGCTATCTCGAAATGCTTTAATTTTCATCGTCAAAGCCCATTGCTATCCGTTCCTCATGGAACTTAATCAACGTCTTAAACTCGGCTAACATCTCCCGATAATCTGCCGCATAAAGCTTTCGCTCCTTACCCTTATCTCGCAGCATCTTTTCAACGAAGTCATGGCTGTAAAAGTCTTGCATCCACAGCGTGTACCAAGCCTCGCTAGAGCCATATTTTTGACCAAACCCATTGCACCCTTTGCACTGAAAATGCACGTTGCAAATCTCAAGCGCCCAGTAGCTCGATGAACCTTTGGGAATAAAATGGCCCCCATCTCCGTCTTTCCAGTGATGCCAGCCCCCCATGTCGGTTGGGTCGCAGGATACGCACTGGGCATAACCGTTAGAATTAGCCGCCGATATCCGAGCAAGCTTTTGAATTTGCGTCAAGCATTGCGCTCTCAATGTCTTAGCCATTTATAGACCTTCAATCCCTGGATCAGTAAGCTTATGGTCCGCACCCTGCACCCGCGCAAAGTGAGACAAGTATCGACTCATCTGCTCAGTATTCATCAGGCTCGTCACAGGAAAGAATTTAAGCAGTTGATCACATTGTTCTTCGTAGGTAGGAAACGCCTGTATCGCCTTGCGCCAAGCCGCATGAAAGTCAGGGTTTTCAGCCAACAAAATTGGAACTCCGTAATGCTTTTTTGCCCTGCACTTGACTTGATCGGGCGTATACTCTTTGCCCTGTTTTGAGACTTCGTTGTACCAGCAATGACTTAGCCTGTTCTGAGCATCTGATCGACGCTCCGTGTAAGATTTAATTTGGACCTGATAAGGCTTTTTGCCATCCAAAGCTAACGCCTGTATTTTGTCGATACACTGCTTTCGCATCAATTCTGTTCGCAACACCAAGAAATCCCCCATCATGGCACTAGCCTGCGACTCAGCCAGCCTTGCGAAAACACCTCTGTGTGAGATTCCAGTTGGCTTGCTGTGCGTTTTTTCTCACGCAACTCTTCGTGATAACCCGACTTTTTTCTGTTTAGCTCTTTTCGTAGCGCGGTGTATTCCTCTGCAGACACAAGATGCTCTGGCAAGCAATACGGCTCTTTGCCGAGGCGTCCCTTCATCGTCTGCGAGTTGACGCCAGGCGGCGTAAATTCTTCCGTCCATTCTACGAATTGACGATATGTGTAAGGAATGCCTTCTTTGAAAAATTCATGCTCACCTTTAAAAAGACGTAGATTAGGTATGTTGGATTCCCCCATTTACTTTTCTCCTACATTATTTGGATGAAAGACAAGCTGCCAAGCGCCGCAGTCATCACATAAAAAGTTACTAAAAATGCCGAACGGCACATCTTTTTCATCAAGCTCGTGATCACCTAAAAATCGCATAGCGCCTTCACAAAGCCAACAAGTCATTGCTTTATTTTCTCTTGTAATGTCACCCATGCTTTTGCTGCTGTCTGTGGCACAATGCCATTTCCGAGTAAGCGAATACGGTCAATCCGGTCGGGACAACCCGCTGTCACTCGCTCAACTCCCATTTCCCAAGTGCCGTCCACCCAAGAGGCAGGCCCATCAAACCCTCCGCCCAGACTGGATTCAGCTTCCCACTGGGCATCTCTTGGTCTTTTACTTTCGCGCAGAGGTAGCTCCTCTTCTCCATGTGTATCTGACTTTTCGATCCCACTGGGCCGCAGTCTTTGTACTCCGATGCCCTTGGAGTCGGCCAGTTCACTTGATTCACAAGTAGCTGGCGTTTGCCGTTCGGGCCGGGATTCGTCCCACTGTGCTTGCTGTCCTGCACCATTGGAGTCAGCCAAGATGTAAACTCTTTTTCTCTGGTGAGGAGCGCCAACTTCAGCCGCGCTGAATATTCCGAACGCCGTTTTATAACCAAGGCTTTCCAAGTCGCTAATGACTTCTCTGAGTCCAAGAGTAATGTGTCCTTCGACGTTCTCGAAGAAGCATCGAACAGGTCTAATTGATTCAATGTGTCGCCTGATGTAAGGCCACAAGTGTCTTGGGTCTTCTTCTCCAAGCCTTCTTCCTGCTGCACTAAAGGGCTGACACGGATAGCCGCCAGTGACGAGGTCAATTTTTTCTCGAAAAGGCTGTACTGGCAGGGTTTTAAGATTCGACCAAATAGGTGCGGGTAAAAGCTTCCCTCCTTCCATCTTGTTAGCCAAGTTGGCAATCGCGTAGGCTTCGATCTCGACATAAGCGACTGTTCGATGCTCAAACCCGGCAAGGTCAAGTCCTCTTTCGAGGCCACCATATCCTGAACAAAATGAGAGGACAGTGGGTAATTCTTTGGTAATATCCACATTCAAAACATCGCTCTCATCTTCGCTAACGCTATTTCTCCCGCTTCCTTGGCAACCGCTTTGTCGTGACCCAAAAGCGCCGCAGGAGTCTCGTAAGGACGGTGCAACGCCCTCACCCGATTGGCTTCTTTGATACTGCCAATGATGCGATCCAAGTTGGGCCACTCAAAATCCTGATTGCCCTTTGATCGTTCGTTTTTCAGGTAATCAACACCCGCATTTATTTGCTCCCTAGTAAAAACACCAATCTGGCTGGCATACATGCGTTTAGCAGCCACTAGCATTTCATCGGGGAAAGTGACCGTCATTTTTTTACTGCCGAACACTACTGCGAGTAGGCCAAAAAGATAGTTAGTTGCCTGCGTATCTTTTAACGGTCGCGGGTCATCAGAATGTGGCGTTGATGTCGAGCCATGCTGGATTTTCCGCACGACCGCCGTTAACTCTGCTTGCATTATTTTTCTCCCGCTCTTTTTTGAATTCGTGGTGATTTGATTCCCAGTTCCGAAAAGCTGCCTTCCAAGAGTCCATTGGAACGCCCCCAACAACCCAACCCTTCGACTGGTTGTAGTTAAAAAACTTATTTGGCGAACACTCAGCATTAATTTCAAGCTTGTAAGCCTCAATTTGCTCAAGCGTTGGAGCTTTGGATTTATGTATATTATTATTAACTTGTGTATTAATACCCTCGCCCTTTACCGAAGGGGGGTCATCGGTAAACTGACCAGGGGTATTCGGTAAACTGACCACCTTATTCAGCACTTTAATCGTGCGCTTTATGACCTGTTTTCCCTTGTACTCATGGAAACATTTGATATAGCCTTTTTTTTCTAAATCAGATATAACATCTGACACTCGACTTTTTGATAGCCCCAAAAACGCAGCAAAATGTGCGTTACTCGCAAAGCATTTATCATGCGAATCGAGCGAACCTATTTCAACGAGCAACAACTTTTGCGTCCAATTGAGCTTAGAATCTAGCCAAATCTCTCTGGAAATCCAAACGCCCTTAAAAGCATCAGCCGATTCGCTATTCACAGTTGGATTCAAAAAAACATGCATAGGTCAGGCGACCATCAGCAAGCTTTATGATCAGTGGAATGTCGTGGAGTTTGGGCGCCCGTTCACCTAGCCTGTATGCCTGCGCGCTGCGCTGAGATATACTGAGGGCTTCACTCGCTTGACGGTCGCCAAGCTTAGAAAGATACTGCTGGAATCTGCTTTTAGATAGTTTCATATCCAGAATGATTACACATAAAGTGGTTATACGCTAGTATATATTTATACTTTTTCACATTAAGTGGTTAAATATTTATCTTATCCTTACCGCAATATTTAGTTCTATATTGTTGTAACACCCACTCTTTGTGGTAAGATTGCCAAATGTCGAACTTCAACCACATCAGACTTAAAAGTCTCCGCGAAAGCCAAGGGCTAACTTTAGCCGGCCTTTCAAAGGAAACTGGTGATTTGCTTTCGACGTCAAGAATTGCGAATTACGAATCAGGGATTCGGGAGCTAAAAGTCCCCCAGGCAATTATTCTAGCTAAAGCTCTTAAAACAGATGCAGCTTTTTTGCTTGGTTTGTCCAACGTAGATGCGGAAATTTGGATCGAAGAGGCCGAAATGTCTGCCAGCAAGAAAGAGCTTTACGTATTAATGCAACAAGTTGCCAGGATGCAGGACACTGATGTCACTCAAGCTACTGCAATCCTTAAAGCGCTGATCAAGCACTCTTAACCTTCACTTGAATTTAAAACCTTATTCTCAGCCGACATTCTCGCTACGATATTGTGAAAAGCCTCGCTCGGGTTAGATTGTTCGTTTGCGGGTAATTGCTGCCTCCTTAACCTCATCTGCTCAATTTTAATTTGTCTAAAAAATTTTAGTCCAACTTGAACTTCATGAGGCTTTAATTTTTTAAGCGTCACAAACAGCATGATGTCTTTCTGATTCACTAGCCACCCACCTCCATTTATTTTTACACAAACCGTGCGTTCTTTTGCGCTATTTTTGTCGTTCTTGTTTTACTTTTTGTCGCCGGGAAGTAACTAAAACATTAGTTTGATCATCTTTCAATGCATCTTTGCATGTTTATTTTAATTTATTGGTTGCTTTCGTCACAAACTGTGGTTAATATTCGTTATCAATAACCACATTATGTAAATTCAACCACAGCACGAGGTAAGGGAAATGTCAGCAACCAACGCACTGAGATGTGAAGACTCCAACAGAACCGGAAGCCCTGACGATTTTGATGAAATTAATGACTCAACTCCAGAGCTTTCGGACTTGCTTGAAGTCTTAGATGACGATGTCATTTTTAGTGAAGCATTTTCAATTGATGCTATCCAGTCGCCCTATCTTTATGCCAACGGCAACTTTCAGCGGTGCGCGAATTCAATGGCGGTGGGGTACTTCAAAACTGACGTGATCGACGCAATCGCACAGCAGGATTTTGATGCGCTCGGTCGGCTTGTTTCGAAGCTTGCCATTGACTATGCCGAGCGAATTTACGACATCCGTCACGGATAAGGAGTGAATATGAATCTTAAAAATGAGAACAAAATCCAAGACAAATTTGATAATCATAAACTAGATTTTACCGAAGTGTTCCTGTTTGGAATGTTTTTTGGCGCAGTTGCAATGCTCGTTGTGCAAAACATGATTTTGGGGCTTTGAACATGACAAGTGTCGAAAAACGCATAAACACTGTTTTAGGCCACGACTTAGTTTTAGATTTTTACGAATCAATTGAAAAGTGTCGAGGCCAGCTAGATTGTATCAACGGCCATCCCGCAAAAAGCAATCAAACACAAGCTTATTACGATGGCTACGGTGAGCGCTTTGATATTGAACAAAACGCAACACATTGGAGCGAACCATGAATTCATCAGAAAAGATTAACGATTTGGCTACAGCCTTATGTAAGGCCCAAGCGGCTATGGGCGGCGCCGTAAAAGACTCAGCCAACCCATTTTTTAAGTCTTCTTATGCTGACCTGACAAGCGTGATAAAGGCCATTAAACAGCCCTTTGCTGATAACAATTTATCCTATACCCAATTTCCCATTAGCGATGAAAACGGAATTGGCGTAGTCACCCGGTTGATGCACAACAGTGGGCAGTATATTGAGATGGGTTACACTCTACCCATAGTCAAACGCGATCCCCAAGCTGCAGGGTCGGCACTCACATATGCTAGACGTTATGCCTTGCAATCAATGGCTGGTATCCCTACCGCAGACGATGATGCAGAATCTGCTGTCATTCGGGGTGATGACAAAAAAGTCATTGACGATGCCCAACTGTCGGCGCTGACCGACCTGCTCGACAGCACCAACGCAGATGTAAAAGCTTTCTGTAAACACTTCAAGATTCCGTCAACCAAAGACCTTCTGGCTCTGCAGTTTGATCGCGCAATCGCCGCACTACAAGCGAAGGCATCGAAGTGATCATTTTAGACGATGAGCAGGGTTCTCCTGAATGGCTGAAAAGTCGTTTAGGAAGGCCATCGGCAAGCATGTTCAGCAAGCTCGCAACCAGCACTGGGAAGCCGTCTGCAAGCGCAGAAAAATATATTAATGACTTAGTTGCAGAAAGATTAACGGGCCGTTCAGAGCCGTTCTTTGTGTCTGATCACATGCAAAATGGCACTGACAGGGAACCGTTTGCCCGAAAAGCTTATGAGTACATCACGGATAATGAAGTGCGCCAAGTAGGGTTTTGCCTCGACGATTCTGAGGAATTTGGTTGCAGCCCAGATGGACTAATCCTTGCTGACAACTTGCGGTCGGGACTTGAAATAAAATGCCCGGCACCGGGAACGCATGTCGAATATATGCGCGATCCTCAAAAAGGCGTGACAAAATATTTTCAGCAAATCCAGGGTTGTATGTGGATCACAGATCGCCCTACTTGGGATTTCTTTTCTTGGCATCCTCAAATGCCGCACGTTCTTGTCACAGTCCCGCGAGATGACAAATTCATTGAGAAATTATCACAACAGGTTCACCTAGCCGTGAACACAATTAACGAAACCGTCGAAAAACATACCGGAGAAACAATATGATAGTAGCAGTGAATTTTAGAGTAGATTTAAATAAGCTTGATCAGGCAAGACTCTACGAAGGGAAAAATGGTAGCCGAACAGTCGATCTCACATGCTTTATTTCGCCAGAAGAACCCGATCAGTACGGGCAGCATGGCGGCATTCAACAAAGTACAACCAGTGAGGAACGTCTTGCAGGCATGAAAATGCCGTATGTCGGAAACGTCAAAGCCTTCTGGAGCGAAGGAGTGACAATTGTGAAAGAGGCACAGCCTGCATCTTTTACCACTCAGCAGACCGTTGCGCCAAAAACGAACTTTCAAGCGCCTGCAGCCGAGCCTGATTTTATAGATGATGTCCCGTTCTAATGGATACTAAAACGCGGTGGTGGGACTGGCATAAGGCAAATCCTCAAGTTTATGAGTTGTTTGAAAGCTTCACGAAAACAGCCATTGACGCCGGGTTGCCCCATTCATCAGCCTGGCTTATTGTTAATCGGATAAGGTGGGAAACGGCAATAGAGACAAAAGGTGATACCTTTAAAATCAGCAATGATTACATCGCTTATTACGCAAGGTTATTTATGAAATGGAACCCAGAGCATAACGGGTTTTTTAGGACTAAAAAATTAAAGGATGAAGGATAATGAACGACCAATTTGTGACGTTTGACGCGCTAAAGCATTTAACGGGGTACAAGCGCGATTCTGATGTGTCAAAGTGCCTAAAAAAACAAGGGATAGTCTGCTTTGCCGGGCGTAAAGGCCCGTGGACCACTATAGGCTTAATTGAGGCGGCACAAGGGCCGGAGAGAGAAGTTAATGCTGATTGATAAGAC